ATCTGCTCTACATCTATACCTGTTCTATCAGCTATTCTTTGTGAGATTGATTCCTCTTCTTCTTTAGAGCTAAATAATCCTGATGCAAGAGCTGTTGCACCAATACCTGTTGCTATTTTACCAGCTGTTCCCATAGTAAAAGCTTTGTCAGCAAGACCTGTTGCACCAACACTACTTAATACATTTGGTAAAATATTACCGAAACCAAAACCTGTTCCTGCTGCGTTTCCATATTTCATAGTAGGTAAAAATTTAGCAAAAGGACCCATACTACCTCCCCCTAAATAATAACCTGTTCCTGCTACCAACGCTGCTTTACCTATTGGTGACTTAGCAACTTTCTTAACAGCGCCTGTAACTTTTTTAACTATGCTACCTAAACCATATGCTTGTCTAACATCTCCACCATCTGCTAATCTGTATTCTTCAGGTAATGTAAATCTTTGTACGAATTCTGCTTCTGCCATATCACTTTTTTCTGGTTCTATATCTGTTGGTAATCTAGGAATCATAGGTTTAACTATTTTACTTTCACTTTCTCCTCTTTGAGCTGCGATTACATCTTCTATTGTTGTGTATCCCATATTTTTAAGTGTTTGTAATCCTAAAGGTGATTGAATAAATTCTGGATTAAATTGATTTCCGTAACCCACCCTATCTAAAAAAGAAGTTCTTCTAGCTAAATTAGTTCTGTTTCTAAAATTAGTTAGACCTCTATTGATAACACCAAGAACACCTGGAAAATTTTCTCCTTGACCAACACCTGAAGTCTGCATTGCGCTTAAATTAGCTGCAACGTTAGCTTGTTCTGAACCTAAATCTCCTGTGTCTCCAAAATTTGAATTTGGAGCTGTGCCTCCTATGTCCGTTGAAAAATCAGACATAGATTCAGTAGATAAACCTGCTTCAACATCTCCTTCGTTACCGCCATATCGAAACGGTTTTCTAGGGTTGGGTGCTCCACCTTCTGCTAGTAATTGTCGTGCTATTTGTGATCTAGTTATTGCCATTTTTTCACACTACTTTGTTTTTCCAAGTAAATCAAGCGAAGGCATAATTACTTTAATATCCCTTCTAATCTCTGCTTCTGAGACTCCTTTTGCTTTCCAGTCATCTTCTGAACTGTATATTTCACCTGTTTTTAAATTAGATATTGTTGTTATTATCTTTTCTGGCTTTATTGTTTGCATTATGAAGTTACCTCTCTTGGTTCTATTTCTAAGATTGAAGCTATAACATGCAGTTCATTTGCATCACTAGCTTGGACTTTCAGAACCTCACTAGCCTCCATAACTAAAGGCTGAGTTAATAGCTCCGTTGTAGTATTTGAAGATATAGCTTTTGTCTTAAATAAGCTAAATATATTTGACGATGCGTCCACTAAAGTCACTGTTATATTAGCTCCTGATCCTGCATCTTCAGATACTAAAATTGATTTGACTACAGAAGTTTTAAACGAAGGCACTGTGTATAGTGTTGTAAGATCTGTCGTTGTCAAGTCTGCTTTTGCGTTTATAAAACTGTTAGCCATTAATTTAAAAAGAAGTTAAATGCTTCTACCTCATCTTTTAAGTCTTGTTGATACGTTGTATTTAATTTTTGTATAACAGCGTCAAGGTCTCGTACTTGTGCGTCTGCTACGTTTTGTTGATACTCCTTACTAGGTCTTGTTAATATCTGTGCGATCTTTGCCATTATCTTCTACCATCCGCTTGTATGTCTAATCTAAATGTTCCAATTTTCCAATCTTGACTTGTGCTAGTGTTTTCTACTTTTAAAGCTATAGCTCTAGCTCGTGCACGTGTATCTACTTTTTGTGTAGACGATGTTATATCAAAAGGTCCAAGAGATGAGCTTGCAGCTGTATCGTTTGGAAAGTTTCTTAGATTTAAAGTTATTCTAGTCGATCCTGTTTGAGATACGAAGTCAGGTATAAATCTTCTAATCTTCATCATAAATTCACCATCACCTCTTAAATCAGGTATAGAGGAAGTTGTGCCTCTTGCCACTCTTTGTGTAATATCAAAATCTCCTGATGTAATATTTGCAGCGATTGCTGTTGTTACACCTGCTTTAATTTGATCTGTGCCTGTCTCATGTTGATAGTATGTTGATGTACCGTCTGTGTTTCCTTGTACATATGTAGCTGAACTAGATCCTTCAACACCATCGGCGTCATAGTCCAATGCGTGCGGACTACCAAATACTGCTGAGTCTGCCCATGCAGTTCTAGCTAATGTTCCAACTGTCCATATTGGTCTAGTAGGAACAGAGTCTTGATAATTATAAGAAACCATTCTGTTAACAACAGATGAACTAGATGTTGGATAGAACCACATAATCTCACCAAACAAGTTGTTAAGTCCTGCATTAATCATTTGATTACCAGAGTCTAAATTAATATCATCGTAAACATAGTCTTCTACCAAACATGTAAGTGATTCAAGTGCACCGGCATATTTAAAGAAACCATTTTCTGAAAACCAGTATGCTGCACCGTCTACTTCAACAACTGCATTCTTACCCGCTAGTCCACAGTTAGTTCCTGCTTGTATGAAAGCGAATGTAAAGGGTTGACCAACAAATCTTTGTAAGAACAAAGCTGTATCTGTATATACATAGATTGCATCTCTACCTCTAATAGCTCCCATGATCCGTGATCCGTCGGCCAGTCTTTGTGTACCAGCGTCATTGGTTGCTGTAGGTGTATACGTATTAATATCCTCAACGGCAGAGAATCTAATAAACATGTTATCTTGAGTAGACTTTGTACCAATCGTTGTTTCTGTACCAAAGAACACTAAGTGTCTGTCCGGTGTGGATACCAACATGTGTCTTGATGCTGTTGGTGCACCAGATATAATCGTAGCTCTTGTAGAGGTTGCATCAGTTGCTGCAGAGTTCCATTCGAAACATTCACCATCGACAATTAAACAAATAGCTTTGTCACCAAAATTATCTAATGACCACATACCAGGATCAACAATTAAGTCACCTGATGCTGCTTCACCCCATGCCACAAAGTTTGATGAACTTGTAACGGTGTCTCCACCAGAGTGCGCTGCTGCTGTCGTGTTTCTAACTGCTCTTGTTACACCAGATAAACTATTGCCTGATATAGCTGTATATGAAATTTCTTCTGTGCCTATTTGTAAAAAGTTTGTACCTGAAGATGGAAACTGTGATGCATCGTTTAATGTAATAGTTGTTGTAGAATCATTAATACCAGAAGCAAGTGTTGTTGACGTTGCTCCAACTTCTTCACCACCCCAAGATCCAAGAGACCAACCAAACCCTTGAGCCTGTACATCAGGACCTATGTGATAATAATGTCTAACTCTGATACCACCTGATTCTGTTGCACCCGATCCGGACTCATTTGATGGCATTGTAATCGTAAGTGTGTTTGATGATGGCACTGTTGTAACCATAAATCTTATGTCATCAAAGTTTGCTGCTGCAAAATCTGAATCTGTAATAGCTGTAAAATTATCTAATAAAATTATATCACCAGCTTCTATACCGTGATCAGTAGAAAAATTTATCGTAACAATAGCTGATCCGTTAGTTGTGCTAAATGCATTCGTAAGTGTTGTCGTAGTTTTAATAGGATGGATATCATAAAACACACCTCCTGAATAAGCGTATAAAACTCTGTTTGTTCCTATAATAGAATATTTTTGACCAGAACTATTTGTAAATTGATGTAGTCCTCTAGCAGCTCCTGTTACATTGTCTGCTCCTAACTGTTTCCAACCACCTATTTTTTCAGGTGTTGTATATCTAAATCTTACATTATCACAATCTATCCACTGACCTTCAGCAGTTGTGGCTGTAATTTGTTTATTAATTCCAGGTGCAAACCCTATCTTCTGTAACATAGATCTCCAGATTATATTAGATTGCGTTGATGTTCAACGTTATTTGACTATTCCTAGCATAGGTCTTTTATCATATAAATTAGACTTTGCAAACTGTCCATCCGCATGATTATAGTGTAAAAATACTTGACCACATAATTGGCCATCAAATGGCTCTCTCCAGTGCTCTAACTCACAGCCAGAGTAAATAAGCATATCCCCTGGTTTTAAGTCTACTTTTATACCTTTAGGTGCTCCGGGCTTATGTATGCCTTTATGCTCGTCTATGACGTTGTCAGACCCCGTAGGATCGATAAATATAGGCCATGCATCTCCACCTAGGTTTAGTGTAGTTGATATTTCACAGCTTGGTCTATCTTTGTGTCTTTGTAAGATATTACCGTTTCTATAGAGTCTTGTGTATGAATACGTTGGTACTAATTTAAGTCCTGTCTTCTTCTGCATTACAGCGATAGTTTTAACAAGTAGTGTTTCCATTAATCTATCACCATATTTAGCGTAAGCGCCTGGAACCTGACTGTCATTAAAATTACCTACAAGCTTATTACCAACATGAGTTACACCATTGTTTAGCATCCAATGATCTGCTTCTGCTGATATTTGTAAATATCTATAAGCTATGTCTGCTACTTCTTTAGATATAGCGCCACGTATAACTTGATATTTATTTTTTTTAAAACTCATATTTGTATAAAATTATAAGATACAGATATTCTCCAGTTCTTTTCTCCTTTGTCTGTATTCAGATTTATATCAACACCGTGTGGAAGCCAAGATGGAAAAAAGATCATACGTCCTTCCATAGGTTCATAAGCACACACTCTCCACAATTGTTCAGGTAGATTATCTACTCTTCTAGGCATGTGTGTATTGGGTCCTGGTCTAGGATCTTCTAAGAATAACTTTCCTGAGTTCTTGGGTACTTTAATATAATATACACCCGACCACATGGAGTTAGGGTGTGTATGTGTTTTATTATAACTGTATGTAGGGTTTATATTAGCCCACATATTACCTAGTCCCAATTTACCTTCAACACCAAAATCTTTATTACACTCATAAGCCATTTTAAATAATTCATCTATAAGTGGTTTATATTCTTTTCTTTTATCCATATCTGTTTTGCTGTGCCAGCCAAAACCAGAGTTTGTTTTTTTCTCTCCTTCAGGATCTGCTTTACGCCACTTCTTTATTTCTTTAAATAAATATTTATTAAGTTCTTTAGCGTTAGGTATGTCTTTAAAATAAACAGCAGTTGGAAATAATATTTTTCTTT